ATCCAGTTTCTCGCGTTCTAGCTTTCGTCTATGAAAATAGGCTTGCCATTTCGTAAACTCGTCTAAAGTCGTGAGCTCTTTGACGAGTTGAAGTGGCCAGCCTAGTTCGTGTGACAACTTGTACCAAAGGTACTCGTCGTCGGTTAGGAGTTTTTTGAGTCGTCCTCAACCTCTTTGGCCTTCATTCCATTCAAATCAGCCGCAATATCGTGCAAGCCCTCCAATGCCCCATCAGGCCATGAATTTAGTTCCTCTTTCGAGACTAAATTACCTTTCGGATCCTTGAGGCACCGAGCTAGTAGCTCGGTGTACTGGCCCGTAAAATCTTTGATTTCCTTGACATTCCCATCGGAATCCAAGACTAACTTTGCCGCTTGGGCCGCACGCAAAGCGTCGGCCGTAGCGCCTGTAAGTTGATGGACTTGGTAGACGACTTCGTTGCCGTTTTCGTCTTCCAGTGTAACGGGAACTGACTTGGTTTTGACTGAGAATTTGAAGTTGGACATAGATCGTTTCTATTATGGAGCAACAGTAGTCGTAGCCGCGACAGTGGCGTAGACGATACCGACTTCTGCTGGCGGGTCGCTAGTGGTAAGGTTACTTGGAGTCAAGACCAAAGTAGCCGTAGGCTTCTCGTTGGTCTGGACTTCTTCAGGCGTGAACGATGCAACGATACAATAAAGACTGATGCTGGATCCGTCGAAGAAAGTTACGGTAACGTAGCGATTCTTGCGGATAAGAGGAAGCAATTGGTTGTAGGCACCAACAGCGTAATTGACCTTGAGCGTGATTTCGCTCATCGTTAGCAACGCACCGCCAGCAAATGTGCGGTAGTTACTGGCACGCATATTGGTCTGCTCGACCGGATCGTCGCCGACGATTCCGGGTGGCGTTACTGAGACTTCTTCGAACTGAGCCGTAACGCCAGAAATACTGACTAGGGTACGGTGTCCGTTTGGCAGAATCGAATTTGGCATACTAAATCACCGTAATATAAAAGTTTTGGCTAAACCGCCATCGGCGGTTTTGAGGCTCTTGTCCTAGGCATCCCATTGTATTAGCCGGGCTGATAGATTGCACGATTTTCCCGTATGCCGATGTCAGACGGGTCGTTTGTAATACGTCCTCCCAAAGTGTCGGGAGTACCGCAGAAGCCTCGACATAATCTAAACCGCGGATATGGACTTCAACCAAATCGAACTGGGTCTGTGCCCCATTCAAGGCACGGGGATTCAAGCGACCCTTACCGTTGATCAAGATGATCATCTTGTCGGGTTTATCCTGCATATGATCAATGGTGACGCCGTAGCCCAGTAAAGCAGCCTTTTTGCGGATAATAATCTCAAAGTATTCAGCGGGTGTTTTCATGCGAATGCGATAGCTTGCCAGAAAAGGTAAATTGCGTCGTCGGCTTGGTTATCTACTGCGTCCTCGAGATATTTTACCATGAATGGTTCATCGTGTTGGTACACAGCGTAATTGGCCGGAATTCGCTCGTAACCGTCGATGTCTAAACCGTAGCCCACATAACCCACCGCATTCCAGCCTGTGCCTGCAGTCCAGTAGTCGCCTGACGCCCTTAGGGCGCCGGTGTCAACTGGGACAAAGTCCTGTGATTCTTTATAGATTTCTCGGGCTACCCCTGTGAGCCCTTTAGCATATGCTCGACCCGTGTCTTTGTCGTACTTCTTTAAGGCTTTTTCGAGGGCAGCAATGCCTTGGATCTTTGAGGAATATCTCATCTCATTTCATCGCGATCGGCGATTGTGTCGCCAGCTTGGTTCAGCTTAAGGCGAGCATTTGCATTATCCGCATCCAGCATCGAAATGCCTGCCGACGCTATCAGATAGATAGCCTTGTGCGTGCGGGAGTGGTCCAGATGCTTTTTGGCGATGACATCCTCGAGCCGCGAAAGCGTTTCGGCATTCTTCTCTTGCGTTTCGGATGCGGATGTCATGAAACTCAGATGCGATTCAGCGATCTGCGCCCCGTATTTCTGCACCAGATTAAAGCACAGATAGACGAATGGACCAACGAATAGCAGCAAAATTGCGAATGGGACGCCTACAACCTGCACAAAAGTGCCGATTTTCTCCCAGTCAAAAAAAGTTGAATCTGGCATAATTAGGCCCAAGCCTCGTAAAGAGTTTCAGTGTTGCGAAAATTCGGAGTAGAGGATGCTGCGAGCACTTCATGCACGCCGGTACTATTGTCAGGCCTAAGGCCGGCGGTAAATTTTGCCAGCGTGCCTTTCCAGACTAGACCTTTGGGTTCTAGTCGCTTCTTTGTTATGAGCTCGATCTTACTGAAGACCGGCGAACCTTCAGGCGTAAAGACCTGCTTGACCATGTCGTCCCAACGACAGGTCATTTGAACTGGGTTAGCATAGGTAGGCTGACCGAATAGGTCAGACCCGGAATAGGCCCAGTAGACTAGTGTTTGCTTCTGTACTTTGGTGATGATGCCCATTATGCTGTCCCCGCCCAGAAGAACTGTTTGATGCCTCCACCAGATAGAATCCGGGCATTAAGGGCGGCAAGGCGGCCGGTTGTGTCAAGCATCATTGCCATGGTACCCCAGTGGGTAATAGCAAAGCCTTTATCGAGCATAGTCCCGTATTGGACTTGGATCGAACGGACTTTTTCCATGGAGACTTGGCCGGATGTTACCATCACCAAGTGCGCGGCTAAGTACCGCTCGACGAGCTCCAGGTGCTCGTCAGCGGGAACAAGTGGTATCGCAACAACGTTCGTGATGATGAGACTAGCATCATCAATGAATGGCTGGAGATCAGTAATGAACGTGCGGTCATACTGAATCAGCAACGCGACACGGTCATCTGTAGTTCTAGCCATTAGTTACTTCCAGTTACGTAAAGATCCACTGTGGGTACGGAATGAGCCGTCTGCGCCTCTGAGTTCGTACCGCGGATAGAGCCCTCGGGGGCTCCGTGTTTCGTCGACCGGAGGAAGGATCTTCCAGCCTTGTTTTTCCCACAAAGGAAGAATGTCCCTTTGATCGGATTTACACCAACCACAACTATCGATCGTGTATTGGGTAATCGTACTGACTTTGACTACGACGGGTTTAGGCGTTTCCGCCTTAACTTCCGGTTTGACCTCGGGGGTCACTTCGGGGGCGGTTCGTTCCGCTTCGATAATGACCGGTGACGCCAACGTAATCGACTCGTCGATTACGACTGGTAGCCAGTCACATCCTGTGACTAGGAGTAGTAACAACAATGGTAGGTATTTCATCTTGCACCTGGGATTAAGCGGTTTCCGGGGAATACCCAGAAGACGTGGTATTTAGCACATTGCCACAGGCTGCTCATCGTGATTAGTCCGAATCCATCCTCTCCCCAGCCTTGTGTCTTTACGGGCCCAAGGAGCGGATCAACAGTTGGTCCCCAAGAGTTCTGGATATCGGGATGGACAAGGTCTTCGCCGCCGACCCATTTACCGCTGTGGATACACAGGGCATGGTTACCGGGACCGGAACTTTGTTGGATGTATCCATTGCGGAGGTTCATGAACGGGCTGCCTACGTGCAACGCGATCACGAGTTGTTGATCTCTGGCGATCGCCGAAGCGATCGTCATCTTGAAATCTTGATAACTTGTCATAGGAACTTTGAACGGCTCAAAGCTCTCGTAGGTCTTCGCTGTCTCGTCGGCTGCTTTAAGGAGAGCAGTGTTGACTTGCTTGCGGCTGTAGGCAGTCAAAGGAAATTTAGTGACGGTGCCGTTGACTCGTACTTCAACCGGCGACACGCCTAATGTTGTGGTGGCTTTCCAGCCGTCGACAAGTTGGGATCCTTGATCCTGGCCGCCGTTGATGTTCATGTACAGATGGTTGACAGACAAGGCAACCGAGGACATCCCATCAAGTAGTCGGCGGTTATGGAAACAAGCGACGGTGGCAGCCGCGTTGCAGCTACCTAAACTAGCTTGGTTAACAACCAAAGGCTTGCGGATACGGCGAAAAGTCTTGTACTTGTCGCCGCTAAGGGACTTTTCAATGTCCTTGGGGTCCAGAATTTGGTTCTGGTCGTACATAGGCATCGTTGACTCGTAGCGGATCGATTCCGCAGTAGGCAACTGAAGGCCCGTGCCGACCTCGACACCATCTGGTAATATGAAACGTTCTAGGTCGCTCATTTAAGTATGTCCGCTAATCCGGTGTCCCATTTACGGACACGATCGAGTTTGGAAACTTTGCCGTTTTCTATTTTAGCGGCAGCCAGGAAAGGCGACTGGATATTCTTCGACGCTACCGCCGTAATAATCGGCTGGATCGCCGGATCGTCATCATCCAGGTAGAGATATCCAGCAAGCCGGTTAGCCTCGCAGAAGGCTTTGGCTTCGCGTATGGCGAGCACTTCGCTGATAGACGGTGTTGACTTCTCTGTGACGCAGAAAAGCGTTGTGCCGGCCAATGAAGGCCCTTGCGGGGCAGAGGTATTACCTTTCGGTAATTGTCCTGCTCCTATAAGCAAAATGCCCCCGAGAACGAGGGCAATCATGGGTCCAGATGAATTTGCCACAGTTGCTTTATTCCTTAACGGCCTTCGTCGGATTTGCGATTTGTGCTATGACTTGAACCATGGCGTTTACGCCATCTTTGGTTTCGTTTTTTTCGAGAAACCGCAATACTGCTTCGCAGTATTGCAAAGCTGTCGGGCGATCGGGAATCGATGGTCCTTCAGGCGGAAGAGTCTGCTTGTTCAACTGGCGAAGGATCTCTTCAATTGTCTTATCTCGCGTAGGATTGGGAGGTAATTTGTTCTTGATCCAAGACCAAATAAACCAAACCCCGCCCGAGCCGCCGATCAAAGTACCGATAATGGTCAGAATGGTTGAAATGTCCATGTTATTCTTCGTACCTTAGCGCATTGGCATAAATTTCGGTGTCAGTTTCGTCGATAGCAGGATTTCCGGTCACCGGCTTGTTCCGGAAATACTCGAAGACCATGTACGCAATTTTGATGAACAAGAGGATGAGCATCGGGTCAATCATCTTGACCCGATCATCTGCGCGGACTAGGCGATCAAATTCGACCTTGTTACCGCCCGCTGTGGCATAATGCTCGCGGGCAACCTGCACCGCGAGCATTTTGTGTTTCTGGTTTAGTTT